GCGGTGGTGGATTACGAATAAATAATGCAGCAATAAAGCCAACATTAAGTGGATTTAACGCAAACGACAACGCATGTGACCTTGGCGGAACAGGTTCTAGATTTAAAGATGCCTACATAGCAGGCGGCGTATATATTGGCGGCACAATTGCTGCAAATAAACTTGATGATTATGAGGAAGGAGAAATTAGCGGTATTGAGCTGACAGACGCAACTAATGGAGCAAGCGGTGGTAACCTGGCAGCAATTGGTAACCTAAATGCTTACTACACTAAAGTTGGAAACATGGTGCATGTTATTATTAACCTAAGCAACATTGACACTTCTGGCATGACTGGCACACAGCAACTTTGGATGCGTGGTCTGCCTTTTCCGACTTTGCCAAGCTCTATCACAACTACCAGGCCCTATACGGTACAGGTAGACACTGGCGGCGATTCAGCGCTTGGTGTGGTTTTTTCTGCAACTGGTAACAGCAATGTTGCACAATTTAGACTTGGCTTCGAATCTGGCGCCACATCAGCGTTAAATGTAAGCGCTATCAATAACAGCAGCTCAGATATTCAATTAAACTTTAGCTACAAAACGGCATAATAATTATTGCCCTCACCTGGTGGTGGGGGTGGACTTTAATTAAAGGAAAAAACAATGGCATTAGTTAAAACAGAAACTGTAGACAAAATAGAAGTGATTGGAGAGTTTTCTATCATTTCTGTAAGAACTGCAAAAATAATCGAAGACGATGGCGTCGAACAGGCAAGATCTTACTCTAGAAAAACAATTGCGCCAGGCGATTCTTACGCTGCAGAAGACGACAGGGTGCAAGATATTTGCCGATCTTTACACACAGACGCTGTTGTTGCTGCATACAATTCGGCACTGGAGTCATAACATGATCGAAGAAACTAAAGAAGTTATTGATATTGCTGCTGGCTCAACTGCTGTAGCAGCCTGGGCTTTGTGGGTTCCGCCAATTGCAGGTCTGTTTAGTATTGTTTGGTTTGGTATCCGCATCTGGGAATCAGAGACAGTACGCGAGCTTACAAATCGTGTTAAATAATCTGATTGGACCTATTACTGGTTTAGTTGGCGGATACTTCAAGAATAAAGCTGAAGAGAAGCAGGCTAAGCACCAGGCCAAGATGTCTGTAATACAGAATGATGCTGACTGGGAATCTAAGATGGCTGATGCGTCTGCGTCAAGCTGGAAAGACGAGTTTTGGACAATAGTATTGTCTATCCCTGTATTTATGGTCGGCTATGCAATTATTGCAAATGACACATCCGTAATTGACCGGGTGCATCTTGGATTTAACGCTCTATCGACTTTGCCTGAGTGGTATCAATATTTGCTGTTTATAGCTATATCTAGCAGTTTTGGTATACGCGGAGCTAGTAAGATAATGAGCATGCGCAAGTGAGAAGCTGGCTGTTTTTTTTGTGTTTTATGTCGGGCGCAATATTTGCCGACACTACACAGGACGGCAGCCTAAACACTAACGCTGAAGATAGCACTGTAAACAGTCACAACAATACGCAAGACGAATCTGTAAGCAATACTTACAATGGTGCTGGAAGCAGTAGTGAAATACCGGCAACAAGCGCAATAGCTCCTAGCTATTTATCTAATGGCCTAGAGAATTGCTTGCAAGGCACATCTGGATCTCTACAAACTAATCTGTTTGGGTATGCATCCGGTAAGTACAAAGAAGATAAAAACTGTAACCGTAGGCGTGACAGTAAAATGTTATTTGACCTTGGAATGAAGGTTGCTGCCATAGGGCGGCTTTGCCAGGATAAAGAGGTTTGGCGCAGCATGTTTTTAAGCGGTACGCCATGCCCGGTGCTGAGCAACGGCAAGCTTGTTGTAGGTAAGCGAGCCTATCTAATAATGAAAACAGAGCCTGATCTGTACATACCCGACTATCAAGATCGTGAGGACTACTACAAAAAACTTTTGAACATAGGTAGCACTCAAAATGAAAATGAAGATAGCAGCAGCTCTGTTACTGACAGGTTCCGTACAAGCGTCAGAAATTGACGATCTAATTAGCACATCTAACAGCCTGGTAGCACAAATTGACCGTGGCAGAATGCTTGTTGGGGCAGCTATTGAAAATGGCCCTAATGGGTATATCTCATCGCCAGGATTATCTGCAAGCGCACAAATATCTAACGAGCAGGTTAACGCTTACAACAACGCCCTGGCAGCTATGTCCAGCTACGCGCCATACGGTGACGCACAGACGTTTTTAGAGACCCAGGCTGGCAATGAGCTAGACCTTATGCAAGACGCCGTAGACAGCTTCACAGGAGCTGTAGTCGAGCTTACCACTGTAGTGCAAGTTAACGATATGGCAAAAGAAGCTCAGACACCTGACGACAAGGCTGCGGTCCAAAACTTTACTGTTACAAATGACCTGCAGGTTAACCAGGATACTGTAGATACCTACAACCAGTCACTGACAGAAATAGAGACACACTCAAACAATGCCGGAGCCTACCTTGGTGTGGCTGCCAACAAAGAGTCTACTGAGTTTTTGCAGCAAGGCGCTGAAAATAACAACAGCAACTTCGAGACAGCGACTTTGACATACGATTCTAACCAGCAGTGGGTAAAGGTTTCATGGATGACAGGTAGCGCCACAGCGGTATATGTCAATGGAACAAACTTTGATAGCTTATATGTTTCTGAAAACGATATTCTTGCGCTCGGCGCACAGAGCGAATATTACAATAGCGGGTATCACCAGGATGGCTACAACTGCATGGTTAACGAAAGCAATTGCGAGGGATTAAGGTGAGCCTGGAAGATACAGAGCTAAAAATAGGAAATACGTCATTTAAGGGGGTTTATATTGCCATCCTTTTGAGTTTAGCGACCACTTTAGGTGGCGGTGTTTGGACTGCTAGCTCACTGTACGGTCGATTGACGGCAGTAGAGGCCGTGAAAATACCAGATATTAAACCGCTGCAAGAAACTATCGCGCTCATGCAGCAACAGCTTACCGATAATGATGTCAGCCAACTTAAAAGTAAACTGTCTGAGCTGGGTGTCAACTTAGATGTAGTATTAGATCGTCAAGGTGAATTACTTGAAATTCAAAAACAAGTATATGACCTAGAAAAAGATGTCGAAGCTATGCGCGCAACCGTGAAAACAGCGGAAATAGTCACTAACGAAGTGCAAGCATTTGATGGTAAAATTAAGGCGATGCTTAGAGAGATAGAAGATCTCTGGGCGGGATTAGACTACGTAAGCAACCCATACGAGTAGAGGTAACATGCGCTATTTTAAAATAGAGGATTTTGACTGCCAGCACACCGGCAGCAATAAAATGTCCTGGGATTTTTTAAACAAATTAGACGACCTGCGGCACGAGTGCGGGATTCCTTTTGTAATTACCAGCGGGTATCGAGATCCATCACACCCTATCGAATCAAGAAAAGCTAGACCTGGCACACACGCCCAGGGAATTGCTGCAGACATAAAAATTAACAGCGCAGCCGAAGCCCATCTAATTATGAAGAAAGCTTTTGAGGCTGGATTTAATGGCATAGGCTTGGCAAAAAACTTTGTCCATGTAGACATCAGAGATGGTGTTGGTAAATCCTGGACATATTAGTGTTTACATTTATGTAACTTGTATACTATAATGTCCCTTCATTCAAAGGGGGACAATATGTCTATAGAAACCGAAGTACAACTCCGATACGAAACCGAATTGCGTCGTCGTCACAGCCTGGCTGAGGCGCGTTTTCGTCGTTATGCTTACCGCGATTTTATCAATCACATTCCTGCAAGAGATGGGATGCCTGATTACTATTACCTAGAATATTCTAAGCACTACTGCTTAGGCGAAATGTCTGCAAACCAAGGGGGAATTTAATATGTGGAACGAAGTTTACGCTGCTCTAAAAGAGCCATTTTCTGTGCGCCAGTTAAGCTGGAGATCAGGTGGCGGTGGACGCCAATTAGCATACATCAATGCGCGAGACCTTATGAAGCGCTTAGACGATGTTGTTGGACCGGAAAACTGGCAAGACAGATACGAAGAGTGTCATGGCCGCCTGGTCTGCTACCTGTCAATACGTGTGGAAGGCGAATGGATTACAAAATCTGATGGCGCTGGCGACACTAACATTGAGGGTGAGAAGGGCGGAATGTCAGATGCCTTTAAGCGAGCCGGTGTTAAGTTTGGTGTAGGTCGATACCTGTACTATCTTAAGGGTGCAACGCCAAGCAACATGCCTAAGTGGGCATTGCCAAGTGAGTAGCTATAAAGCCGAGTCTGGTCATTGGTATGACGTCGATGGCCAGCCAGCTTACACAGTCACAGGCGCTAACGGTAAAGAAAGAAACACTACTTTACGCGACGCCAGGAAACACAACTTGGTTCCATCTGTAACAACCATTCTTGGTGTAGCGGCTAAGCCTGCCCTGGAGAACTGGAAGATAGACCAGGCAATCAAGGCTGCAATGGGATACCACCAGGGGCCAGACGAGTCGGATAACGCTTACCTGTATCGTATTAAGGACCAGGCTAAGCAGTCGTCCAAAGAAGCTGCAGATCGAGGCACTGAGATACACGCAATGATTGAGCGTGGATATCTTGGACTGGACTATACCAGCCAGGCATTTAAGTCTGTCAATTACATCCTGGAAGGATTGCATCCGCATCAAGACTGGTCTGCTGAGGCATCATTCTGCAGCGATCTCGGATATGGCGGAAAGATTGACCTGTACTGCCCTAATGAAATTGTTGTTGACTTTAAGACCAAAGATGACCTGGCAGGAAAAGACCCTGAGAAGCTTGTTTATGACGAGCATGGCATGCAGCTATCTGCTTATGCTATGGGTTTAAAGTTTGATAACCCAACTAGAATATCGGTGTTTGTTGACCGACAAGATCCATCTATTGCTTTGCACTACACATGGGACAAAGAGTCACATGATAAGCACTGCAGGATGTTTAAAAACCTGCTGTCATACTGGCAGCTAACAAAAAACTATGAACCTAAACTGGAGAGACTGATATGAGTAACTACGAGCAAAAAGATAATAGCGGCGCGATGTTTGTTAATGACAAGAAAGAGTCTGATACGCATCCTGATCGCAAGGGCAGCGCTATGATTGACGGCACTGATTACTGGGTATCTGGCTGGATTAACGAAAGTAAGTCTGGTACAAAATACCTAAGCCTTAAGTTTACCGCGAAAGAAGAAGCGCAATCTAAGGGTGTGGCCCAGGCAAAGCAGGCTGTATCTGCACCAGCTGAGTTTGACGAAGACATCCCATTCTAGAAATTAAAAAGGCCCCTCAAGGGGGGCCAAAACCATATAGGTTTAGCAGGTCGGGGGAACCCGCCTATTTAATTTAACACAACACCTGGAATTAACAATGGAATTACATGATTGCGGTAAATGCCTAAAACGCGCTCAGAGCCACTATAACGTCGGTACAGAGGCTTTAGCTGCTGATCTTAATGTATCGCGTCACCAGATCTACAGATGGCGTAATATGGAAAACTGGAAGGTTCATACAATGCAGAAGATTTGTAACAGCATTGGAATAACGTATGAGCAGTTTATAAATTGTAAGTAAAAAAAAGCCCTCCGCGAAGAGGGCTTGAAACACAGTTTATGCTGTGGTGTACTGGAAGTGTGAAAAACAGTAACGGAAAAGATATTAACAGATCTGTTGATATTCGCAAACAAAATTCCGTTAAGCATTTGGGCATGGGGCCGGTGGAATCCTTAGATTAAACGCCGGAGCGTGGTTGACCCTCCAGACAATGCCCGACTAATGTTTCAGTAAATATTGGTCGATAGGTTGGATATCCGATACAAATGCGTCTGAACTGCGGAGTTGAGTAATCCCTCTGATTTATTTTTTTATAGGCTTTTGCCTGTGAAAGGGTAAAAAGTACCTGATATAAAATATGTTTTGACAGTAAGTAAACATAAATGTATAAAGTAAATTCATTCATAAAGACAGGGCGAGACAACGTCGAGCCAAGAGGATATAAACATGAGCCAGAAAGAAAGAATATTGCAGCACTTCAAAAGCGGCAACACCATTACGTCATTAGAAGCTTACAATGAGCTTGGCGTCACCCAACTAGCGACTCGGATATATGAGCTTAAAGCCGAGGGCCATCCAATTTTATCTGATCGAATTAAAGTAACTAATCGCTTTGATGAGCAGTGCATGGTCTCAAAATACTATTTGGCGGAGGTGTAACATGCTTACTGTTGATGGAGCTACCTATGTTGTACCTGCAGACTTTTACGATAAGCTTGTAGAAAACTACGGCCAAGATCTTGTTAGCCAGGAGCTAAACGCTATGGAGATGTGGCTTTTAGCTAACCCTAAAAACCGCAAGACAAAGGGAGGTATGACCAGGTTTATAAATTCCTGGTTGAAGCGTACTAAAGCAACTGGTGGCGTATCACCGTATGCAGCTCAACACCAGGCAGCAGGCTCGAAAAATGACGACAGTATTCGCGGCAGATCTCTTGATTGCTCACTTACAGATATATCCTGGCTAAGCGGTGAAGAGAAACAAATCCAAAAGCAGTTTTATCTTACTACTCGCGGCTTTTATTTTGATGGCGGCATGGAGGTTAAGCGAGCATGAGTATTCTAAAGTTTGAATACAAGGGTAAAAAATACCCTGCTTTGCTGACCAGGCTGCATACCATATCTGAGATATCAAATATCACTGGCATACCAACTGCTGCTTTAAGAAACAGATTGCGTAATACAGACCTGATTACTGACACATTGCTATACCCACACAATTTGCCAAGAAAGGTCCATAAAATAAAGTTTAGTGGCGAGCACGACCAATTTGTTGATGGTCGAGAGTACACAACTACAGAGTACGCAAAGTATGCTGGCATAGATAACTCTACTATGTGGGGCCGAATCCGAGGCAAAAATGATGTTACGCCGCACGACCTTAGAGAGCCTGACGGCAAGTACAGCAAAAAAGGTAATTATGAGTACGCATCAAGCCTGGAAAACAGAGTTGAGCGTGAATCACAAAAATGGCTATCGAGGAAATTAGTATGACCCAGGGGGATTTTGTAAGAGTTGACGGTAAAGCGAATATTGAGCAGCGCCTAGAGTTTATTCGACGCAGGCTGTATGAGTGGGACTACGAAACTCCAGCTGTAATCAGGCTAGAAAAGTATGTATCTCACAGCTCAGATAACCAAATGCGATTAGTGCATGTTTGGTTTAGAAAAATGGCGCAGTTTTTTAACAGAAAGCTTACTGACAAGCTGACAGAAGAAAGCATGAAAGACTTGATGAAGCATCAGTTTTTATCTTCGACAGTAATTGTAGGCAAGACTGAGTGCTATAAAGTTAAGAGCCTAAAAGACCTAGATATGGGGGAGATGCAATACTTCATGGATCAGGTGTACAATTATGCGACAGAGTATAGATGCAGGCTGCCAAT